TGGGTTGGTTAGTGAAAATGGTCCTAACACACAAGCCTATATCACTACTGTAATGGACGCTATGCATTTCAGTGCTTACATTGATATGGCAGATGAAGATGATAATAAAATGATTCTTCAAATGGGAATAAAAGGTGCTAAAGCCAGTCATGTAAGAGAGTGTTTGGCAGAAAAGAGTGGATATGGAGACATCCCACCTGGTACAAGAGAGGGTTTAAAAGAACATATAAAAAGAACTTCATCTGTTGATGCAGAAACAGGTGCAATCATAATAAAAGGTAAGGATGGGGAGACAACATTAGCAGAGGATACTTGGAGAACTGCCGGTGACTCACAAAAAGTTGCAAGTGGTTTTGGTGGAGATATGCGAGATTGTATTTCAGAAAAGGTCAAAAAATAAATGAATACCCAACTCCTCTGTACATTCACCACTAACAAAAAGTTAGATCAAACTCTGATGGACATTAGCAGTAAGTTCAATGTTATCTATGAGAAGATTTATGTCCTACAGAATGAGGATAAACATAATGAACTGATCTGCACATATAATGTAGAGAAGAACAGAGACTTAGATTTCAATGCGGTGGCAAACACCATTTCATTACATAGGAAAAAGATTACAAACACATTATACACGATAAATGCTCTGAATGAACTCATCATGGAGATAAACAACGGTGTGTTGGATACAAAATTTGAATTACCTTGGGAGATGTATAAGAACATGATTCTGATCACGAACAAGGAAGGGTTATCTCGAATATCAACCAGAATACTAAAAATAATAAATATCTAAAAAACTACTTGACAAATAGAAATATTATATGTAAATTATTATATATAATATTTATAGTAGATAAACTATAAATAACAACATAAACATGGAGAATGATAATGGATATTAATGCGATTAAATCACGCCTGAATCAGTTACAAAATACTTCCTCAACAGCTAATGCGTTTTGGAAACCACAACCAGGAAAGTCACAGATTAGAATCACGCCATATATTGAAAACAAGGATAATCCTTTCGTAGAATTATTTTTTCACTATAGTCTTGTTCCTAAAAAAACAGTGCTTTCACCACTTTCATTTGGACGACCTGATCCCGTTCAACAATTTGCCGACAAACTCAAGGGTTCTGGCGACAAAGACGAATGGATTCAAGGTAAGAGAATCGAACCTAAGATGAGGACATTTGCTCCTGTCATAGTTCGTGGAGAAGAATCCGAAGGTGTGAAATGGTGGGGATTTGGTAAGACAGTTTATCAAGAACTTCTTGCTATTATTGCTGATCCCGACTATGGTGATATATCAGATGTAATGACTGGTAGAGACATCGTTGTGGAGAGACAAACTGCTGCTGAAGCTGGTAATCAATATGGGAAGACAACTATTCGTGTCAAACCAAATCAAACAGCACTTGTAGAAGATGCAAATTTGAGTGATAACTTGTTAAAGAATCAACCAAATATTATTGAACTCTACACAGAGCCGTCATTCGATGAGTTGAAAGGTCACTTACAGAACTTTTTAAATCCATCTGCTGCTGAAGAAACTACAGAGAAAGAACCAGAAATGGTTTCCACTCAAGCTTCTTCTAATGTAGAGGATGACTTCGATAAGTTATTTAACTCTTAATTAACACCGACATAAAAAGGGTGGTGGGTTTTCCTCCTTTTGCCTGCTACCCTTGTCGGTTTTTGGAGAACATATGTCTAAGAAAGATGAACTAGCCGAAGTTATTGCTTCGGAATTAAACAAACAATCTAAATCACATCAAGTTGCTTATTTTCTTGATGGAGTTCAAGAAACACCAACTGATGTAACAGATTGGATTTCTACTGGCTCTACCATATTAGATTTGGCTATATCAAATAGACCAGATGGTGGATTAGCTGCTGGTAGAATCACAGAAATAAATGGACTTGAAGGTAGTGGTAAATCTCTGATCGGAGCTCATGCTCTTGCCGCCACCCAAAAGAAAGGTGGACTTGCTGTCTATATAGATACCGAGTCTGCCGTATCAAGTGAGTTCTTACAGGCTATTGGAATCGATACCGAGAATATGCTGTATGTCCACTTGGAAACTGTTGAGGAGATATTTGATACTATCGAAACAATAGTTGCTAAAATCAGAGAATCCGATAAGGATAAATTGGTTACAATACTCGTGGATAGTTTGGCAGCTGCTTCAACCAAAGTCGAGATGGATGCTGATTTCGACAAGGATGGTTGGGCAACTGCTAAAGCTATCGTGATTAGTAAGGCTATGAGAAAGATAACACAGTTGATTGCTAGACAACGAGTGTGTTTGATCTTTACTAATCAGTTGAGACAGAAACTTGGTGTTATGTTTGGAGATCCATGGACAACATCAGGTGGTAAAGCTCTACCATTTCACTCATCAACTCGTATTAGATTGAAGAATGTGGGACAGATAAAAGATACTAAGAAGAATACAATCGGTATCAAGATACGAGCACAAGTTATCAAGAATAGGTTAGGACCACCACTGAGAAGTGCTGACTTTTCACTATACTTTGATAAGGGTATTGATGACTTTGGTAGTTGGTTGGAAGTGTTAAAAGGTCACAAGTTGATCAAACAAGCTGGTGCTTGGTATACACTAGAAGACCAAGATGGAAAGGAACATAAGTTCCAATCTAAGGACTTTGGTTCTTTGATGGCTGATGAAGACACACAGAAATATATCTATGATAAAATCTGTGAGGCTTCGATTCTACGATATGATTCAGGTAAACTTGGCATCGATGATGTCACTACATCTGATGAATTCGCCGATGAGTAAAGCCAACAAGAACCTATTATCGAAAAGGTTCAATGAATATAAAGAAGAAATATCTACTGAGCCTACTAGACGAAAACTTAACGACCACGCTCTATTAATAGATGGGTTGAATACATTCATCAGAGCCTTTTCGATAAATCCATCATTAAATGAAGATGGAAGTCATGTCGGTGGACTAATTGGATTCTTAAAATCAGTTAGGTTTGCTGTAAACAAATTCAAACCAACGAGATGTGTTATTGTGTTTGATGGTAAACACGGTTCTAAATCTAGACAAAAAGTATACGATGGTTACAAAGGTGGTAGGAAAGTAAGAACTAGATTAAATCGTGTAGTGGATTGGGATATAAATGTCCAAAACGAAGCAGAGGCTATGAAGAGACAACTGAGTAGACTCGTGGAGTATATTGAAAACTTACCATTGACTATATTATCTATTGATGGGTTAGAAGCAGATGATGTTATTGCTTATGCTACAAACACAGCACTGAAAGATTCTAAGATAACCATTATGTCCACCGATAAAGATTTCTATCAGTTAGTTAGTGATAGGGTTCAAATGTATTCGCCGACAAAGAAGATAACCTATGATAAAGAATTGGTGAGAAAAGAGTTTGGAATTTACCCACAAAATGTTCTAACTTGTAGGGTGATAGATGGTGATAGATCAGATAGCATACCTGGAGTTAAGGGTGTGGGTACTAAGAGTTTGGTAAAAGAATATCCTGAGTTATCTGAGGACAAACCATTTGACATAAAAACTTTATTGGATTCTGCTAAACAAAAATCCACGAGAATATCGAAGATGATAGTGGAAAGTGAATTGATAATAAAAAGAAATTATTTGTTGATGCAACTGAAAGAACCAAATATAAACAATCATGCTAAGTTGAGAATACTAGATGCCATACGAGACTTAAAACCACAGATAGTAAAGTATAATCTACAAAAGTTATTAGTTCAAGATAAGCTGTGGGGACAGATACCGAATTTTGATAATTGGGTTACAGAGTTTATAGAATTGAATCATTATTGGAATAATCAATGAGTGAACAAAAGAATATATCGGAATACGGATTTAACTTTCAGGTAAAGTTTATTGTATGTCTGATTACAGATAAGTTATTTTTAGAACAAATATATGATATATTAGATGAAAAATATTTAGGTAATGATGCTTTTAAATGGTTGGTTAAGGAGATAAAAGAACATTATTCTAAGTATAAAAAAGTGATGACAATGGATGTGTTTAAGGTTCA